TCACTGTCTCTTATGATCTCTAATTCAAATCGAGTGTAGTATCCCATATTGCTCCTAAACTTCCTCAGCAAACTCACTCGGGAAGAGGAAGTATGCTTCCTTATAGTACCCAAATTGAGCAGACGTTCTCTTTGCGTGACAATTGGCGCATAGAACTCTACACTTCTCTATCTCTTCTTTGATTCTTTCAATGGAGAGTCCGTCAGCAACCAGTCTGTTGATGTTTGCAGACTTGTCACTGGGATCGAGATGATCAAATTCTAGGCATCTAATGTCTCCCTCGCCACATGGGCAAGAGTTATTTCTTAGATATCTAACTATAAAAAGTTGATTCCTGGCTACTCGCTGCATCTTTGAAGCAGCATACTTAGCTTTGTTGGCTTCGTAATACTTCTTCTTTGCAGCCTTAGCTCTTTCGTCATTTGGATCTGTATATGCCATATGGCAATTGTAAAGGGATACAAACCTTATGTCAAGTTTTGTATCCCTTTATGAGCATGTCCTGTAGGAGTTGAACCCACGCTTGAAGGGTTGGAGCCTTCCGTGCTACCGTAACACTTAGGACATATAGTTGCTTGGGCGTGACCCCTTTGAATTCAAACAATGGACGGCGTAAGCGCCTAACCCAGGGAGATCCATTGTTCTATTCTGGCCTGCAACTAGGCCACAAATTGTCGGTCCGAGGAGGTTTTACCCATCGCTTCCCGCATATTTCCCTTCGCCATTCCTCACTTTTACCATGGTTATTATGTGAGTTCCGGTTCCGTTATATCCGCCGATATCGTAAAGTCGGACCAGCTCCCCAACCTAGATTCGAACTAGGAATTACAGATTCAGAGTCTGTTGTGTTGCCAGTTACACCAAAGGGGAATGTGTTACCCTGCCAGTTAAAGAGCCTGGCGCTCTCATAACATATCCGGGTCAGATACCGAGATGCATTCTAGACTACATCTCGCCGGTAGCATATCACAAAAGATGACAGAGGCGAATCCGGGTCTTTGGAGCGGATGAGGAGAATCGAACTCCCGTCGTCTGCTTGGAAGGCAGGGGTTTTACCATTAAACTACATCCGCATATGTGGATAAGTGTTGGGAGTCGGGTGGCCAATTTAATGACCTTTCTATTTCCAATGTAAGATAACCGACCGAGCCCTTCGACCCACATTTACTACTTTAGCAGCTTAGTCTTCGTCTGTCAAGCCAGAGGCTGTTGCCCTGTCCTGATCAGTAAATTCTGCTGCCTTACCCTCACGGTAGTTGGTGACGTACATGTCCATGGTAGCACCCATGCCACGCACACCAGCAGGACTAGCCGCAAAGGTCAAACTTGAAGCTGTTGGAATACCCATCTGAGCACCAGTTGCAATTGCATCCTGGTTAGCGGCAAGGAAGATGAACTCGTAGCCCAACTCCCTTGACTCGCTAATCAGCTTGTTAACTGTATCTAGCTTCCACTCCTGAGAGACATTCTCAAGACCATCGGTGAGAATAACGACGAGTCGCTTATCCACCGGCATATGATCCATCGTCTGCCTGAATTCTGTCACAGACTTGCCGATTGCGTCAAGCAGTGCAGTCATTCCGCGAGGAACAATCTTAATCTCAGGAGCGTTTTCTAGAGCAACTGGACCAAATAGGTCTTCTACTTCACCATCGAACTGAACGACCTTGATTCCACATCGTCCCTCAACAGCCTTCTGCTTGTCAAGGAAGTCATTCAGCGCTTGCTCCGCTTCCATCTGGATACTAGACATGCTACCAGATCGATCAACGATGAGCAACATTGCTGTAGTAGTAGACATTTAATCCTTTCACGCCGGGTCTATCCCCGGCTCACCGCCATTAAAGACGTACTTACTTGCTGGTTGTCTTTGAATGATACCAGACATGCAGCACCAGCACCACCAGATGCCTTCGTGCGTACACTCGTTTGGCTTCATCTTAGACCACTGAGGGTATGTTGGTGGCATAGGACCACTTCCACACTGCTCACACTCTTCATCTGGACCGAGCAGTCTACCAGACTGACAACGTTCACAAACTACTGGGCGAGCTGCACGCTTAACAGCGCGATCAACCCTCTGCTTCT